GCAAGGTCATATTATTGCACTCATTCATGTATAGATAATCACGTCTTGCACCCCTTAGTTTAGAATCACTATCTGCACTAAAGAACTCAATAACCGATTGATTAGCAAATGTATATTTAAAGTCAGTTCCATTCCACCTATCATCTTGCCAACGTTTGGTTTCTACCATTATCTTTTTAAAGTCTTTGATTGCACCCCTCTTTAAATGTGGAATAGATTCAGCAACAACACTTGTTTCGGTTAGTGGATATTCGGCAGCATCATCAATAAGAATAGGTAATATACCAAATGTTTTACCAGCACTTGTACCTCCTTGAATGCCTTTGACAAATTTAGTTAATTCAAGTATTTTATCAATCGCTGTGGTTCTGAGAAACATCTAATTTTGGAATTCGTCTATCAGGGAATAATGGTTGTTCAGTAAATACGGTTTGAATAATTTTTTCACTTAATCCTAATTGTTTGGCTATTAAACTTTCTTTATATATTCCGACTGCTGCCCTACTAAAGTTATGTTTATAAATATAGTCCTTTATGCGTGTAACGATTGTACAATAGTCATCATAAGAATTATTAGAATTATCAATATAGTGTTTAATTGTAACGTTGTCTTTACCTTTGATTTCAAAGTAGTTAGAGCCGAAGTATTTAAAACCTTCCATAGTTGGAGGTTCTTGGGTATGAATTTTAACTGTGCCTAGTTTAACGTGAGGTACTTCCATTTCTAATACTTCTAGTGAGTTTAGGTATTCTTGAAACATGGTCCAAAGTTCTTCAGGTGTGTCTATATATTTTTTAGGCATAGTTTAGTCCGATAAGAGTTTATCCTTGTCCTTTATAAGTTTTAGTTTTCCTATCTCGTTTACAAATTGATTTCTTGGCCTTACCGATTTTTCGTTTACCGAATGTTTTTTTAATAGTTAGTTCTTTAGTCTTTGCCATTTAATTCAGTATAATATAGAATGTTCCGATAAGACTACTTGTATAACAATCAAATGTTGGAACTAAAGTTGTGTATGTTATATAATTATATTTCATTTTTTTTCTTTTTAACTTCTTCTTTTGTTAGTCCGATGGCCCATCTAAGCATATCTAATAAACATTCTTTGCAGTTTGATAGTCCGATAGCTTGTTGCGGGAATTCTTCGTTGTAAACTTCAATAACTGGTTGTAAAACATCCATTGAGTTTTGTAAGTGTTCGTTATTAGCTACCCACATTCTGAATAGTTCAACGTTTTCTTTAATGTGATTTAAGTTTTGTGTTTTCATTTTAATTGGTTTTTAAGTTTAATCCTTGCATTCTCGTAAGCTTTCTTTAAGCTGCTACGATTTATTTTAGTTCGTTGCTCCATTCTATATAATGGTTCTATCTGAGCCATTACAAATACTTCAATATCGTGATCCTGGTTTAGTAACCCATCAAAGATACAATTTTTTATTTTATCAATTAAGATTTCATCTATTTGAAAGTACTCCTCATCAACTTGTTTAAAATCTAAAATCTCAAAGTTAGCTGCTTCAAATAAATTAGAAGTATTGCCATCTATGTGGAATAGCTTTTGAGTCCGATGACGAAATAAATCTTTAATAATTAATAACCCTAAACAATTTAATTTATTTGCTTTGTGATAGCGTTCAATTTGATCGGGATTAGAGTTGCTTAATTTTATATAAAGTTCGTGAAGCATATCTTCGGCTAAGTACCTACCATTATAATAACGTTTACATACACTTTTGTAATAAGTATAGTTATCCGCGAAGTGTTTATCGATTATTGATTTGATTGACAAATGTAATATAACTAATTTTATTTTGCAACTTATCATTTTATTTTGTATTTTTGCAATATGAAAGATTTATTATCAGTTAGCGAGTTCGCAACCTTACATTCAGTAAGCCACCAAGCCATTTACTATAAAATTAAAACTAATCAAATAAAATATATTATGATTGGAAAGACAAAATTTATAGAGAAAACATCAAAATATAAACGCAGAGCAAAAAATAATCGCTTTGATAATCAAATAGTTACATATAAAAGTAAAAATAAACATTAAATTATTTTGCATATATTAAAAATAAACTTTATTTTTGCTCTATATTAATAATTTAAAAAAAAGAAATCATGAAAAATTTAAACGAAACAAGAATGTCAGCACTAAGGGTGATAAATAACATCATCACTTTAAAAGCAAATGTATCAAATGGTTGTTATTCAGATCAAGCAGAACTAACAATACAAATGCCACGTTTAGAACAAATAAAAAATTGGGCCATTCAAAATGACCAGTTGCAGGAAATAAGACATTATTTTGCTTCTAAAAACTTTGGTCAAAACAATCAGTTTGCAGCAATAGAAATATCTAAATATTTTAACTAACCCCCAAACAAAAAGAAATCATGAAAAAATTTAAAATTGAATTCCTGGATTGCGATAAATGTATTGCTTTCACAAAATTTACTAAATGGGAAACCATTGAAGATTGCAGACTTTATGCATACGTTGTAATGATGAACAAAGTTACTACAATACAAACCTTTAATATCACTGCTATATGAATATAGATATTAGATCAGAAAACGTTGTATATATTACAATCGGAGAATACACCTATTACATAGATGATAGTACAGGAGAACAAATAATTGAAGTTTACCCAACTCACGACTTTTAACTATTATAAATAATTAACCCCTAAAAAAAACAAATCATGAAAATCGAAATCAAATCAACAAAAGAATTTATTGAAATTTTAGACATTCAACTTCCTAAGTACCGAAAGTCTTTAATTTTTTATTACAAAGTATTTAGCGAAGATAAATGTATCATGTTAGAAACTGGAACCACACCCTCAATTAGTTTATGCCCTATATCAAGAGCTTATTATTCCGATACGATACAAGATTGTTCAGAAGCTGATTACATGGCTGTTTATCACGATACTTTAAAAACTATCCTAGATGAAAAACATGAGCTGTAATCAAGTATGGTGTATGGCCCGTTACTGCTATGCTGTTAATTGGTGGAATAATAAAGGCCACTTTAACAAAGAATTATACGAACGTTTCTTAGCAGTCCGATATGCCGACAAATGAGCCATTTATTAGTAAATCAATGATGTATATCGAATTAGACATAGACCAATTAAATAGACTGCAAATGTTTAATGATCGCCTTAAATCACATATTGATGACTTACCAAGAAATTCTACAGGAAAACGTTCGAGGTACTTTGAACAAGTAAAAGTAATGGAACTATTTATTGAACAAAACTTAAAAAAATTTATATGAAAAAAGAAATACAGGAATCATACGAGAAAATATTTAAACTAGAAAGTTTAATTTTAGAACAAGCAGCTCAAGGACAAATTACTTGCGGACTTGAAATGCAAATGAGAATCGAAACAAGTAATTATTTACGTTTAACCCATTCAATTTTAAAATATGATGTACGACTTAGACACTGAAGATTACACCAGCGGAAGCTACAATCAATGTTGGCTAACCGAACACTGGTATCCTAATGAGTTATTAGTATTAGATATTAATTATCCTGAACATCGTTACATTTTTAAAGATGAAGCCATTCGATATGTGGAGCTTATATCTAAAGAGAATGATTTTACCGATGAAGAAAAATTAAACTACTTGTTAGACATTTTAGAACAAAAAATATAAACCAATAAACCCAAATAAATCATGAGTAAAATTATCGCAGCATCGATTGATCTAACTAAGTTAGATAAGTCAAGAATCAAACCAGGTAAAAATGGAGCCGAGTATTATGATATCAGTATCATTTTAAACGACCAACCTAATCAGTATGGACAAGATGCATCCATAACTACAGGTCAAACCAAAGAAGAACGAGCTGCTAAAGTTAAGGCAAGCTACATTGGTAACGGCCGTACAGTTTTTAATTCAGATAAACATTCATCTGATCAATTTTAATAATTTATTTGGTATATTGGTATTTTTCCATTACCTTTACCATTACCTAATAATTATATTAAATGAAAAATTGTAAAAATTGTAAAAAAGAAAAGCAAGAAACTGAATTTTATTTTAGAAAAGATTGTTCTAAATATAGAAATGAATGTATTGTATGCTGGAAAGAAAAGTGTAAAACTAAAAGAAAAATAAAAGAAACTTCAAAAGAGTTCATTGAAAAAGAAAGAATAAGAGGTAGAGAAAAATATAAGAGATTATATTCTACTGCTTTATTTGAAAGGAAAGTAAAATATAAAGATGGAGAAAATCATTATATAAGGTTTCCCGAAAAACATAAAGCTACTTATAATTGTAGGAAACTAATTAAAAAAGGGTTTCATGCGCATCACTGGTCTTATAATGAAGAACATTTTATTGATATATTTTATTTAACACCTAAAGAACATATGATGGCACATAGATATTTAATTTATGATGAAGAAAGAAAAATGTACAGGACCATAAATAATATACTTTTAGACACAAAAGCAGAACACGAAAAATATATAAAAGAAAAAATAAATCAACCATTCTAAAAACCCAAAAAGAAATCATGAGCAACGAAAACAATTTAGTAAAAATTCAAAACGAATTAAAAGTACCAAAGACAAATGTAAACGCATTTGGCAAATACAAGTATAGAAGTGCCGAAGATATATTAGAAGCACTTAAACCTATTCTTTTACGTTATAACGCTACTTTAACCCTTAGTGATGAAATTGTAGCAATAGGAACTAAAGTGTTCTTAAAAGCAACTGCAAAGATAAATGACACTATTTGTTATGGTTATGCAGAAACAAGCGAACACAAAGGAATGAGTGCAGAACAAGCTACAGGAACTGCTTCTAGTTATGCTCGTAAATATGCACTTAATGGTTTATTCTTAATCGATGAAACTGAAAGTGATGCGGATAGTCAAAAACAACCTGAGCCAAAGAATGATAGCAAACCAATGCTAACACCCGAAACTTTAAAGAAAATGATTACTGCCATACAAGAAGGTAAGTCCGATAAAGTTAAGGAAGCAATGGAGAACTATACAATTAGCGGTCCTCAGTCAAACGTTCTTAAACTTGCATTGATAAATGTTTAACGATTTAAAATTCAGAGCTTCAGCTATTGGTCAAATCATGACTAATGGCCGAGCCAAAAACGAAATGGGTGAGACCTGTAAATCGTATTTAAAGACTTTGTTTATCGAAAAAACTTATGGCATAAGAAAGGAGTTTACTAATAAGTACGTAGAGAAAGGACTAGAAGTTGAGGACATTGCTATTAGTACCTATTCAGTTTTTAAAGGTGGCTTCTATACTAAGAACGAACAATGGTATACCAATGACTTTTTAAGCGGAACTCCTGACATCGTATCGGACAATGTAATTGATATTAAAAGTAGCTGGGACATTTATACATTCCCACATTTTGAAACCGAGATACCGAATAAAGGATACTTTTATCAGTTACAAGCTTATATGGAATTAACAGGATTAGAAGATGCTTGTTTAGCTTATGTATTAATTGATACCCCTACCCAATTAGTAGAAGATGAAAAAAGAAGATTAAGCTGGAAGATGGGAATGATTGATAGTGAAAACCCTGAATACTTATTAGCTGTAGAAGAAATAGAACGTAATCACAGTTACAGTAATATTCCGATAGCAAAACGTATAAAGGAATTTCACATTAAAAAAGATAACCAAGTAATCGAATCAATGTACTCGAGAATAAAAGAATGTAGAACTTACTTAAATAATTTATGATAGAAATAAAAGAAGAATTTAAAAAATTAATACCAGCATTAACAGCTGAAGAATTTAAGCAATTAGAAGAAAACATTTTAAAAGATGGCATTCGTGATCCTTTAGTTTTATGGAATGGATATTTAATTGACGGACATAACCGATATCAAATAGCTTTTAAACATGGCTTAGAATATAAAACTATTGATAAAGAATTTGATAGTGAATTAGATATTAAAATTTGGATGGTTAAAAATCAATTTGGTAGACGTAATTTACAAGATTTTGTTAAAGGCGAATTAATAACAACTTTAGAAGATTTAGAAAAACAAAAAGGATTAGAAGTTTATAAGCAAAAAGCAATATTTAAAGGTAACCAACATTCTGCTCCGTTATCAATTATTGATAACGAACCAAAACATAATACACAAAAAATAGTAGCTGAAAAACTTGGGTGGAGTACAGGCAAAAAAGCACAATTTGATGTAGTAGTAAAAAAAGCACCTGAAGAAATAAAAGCACAATTAAGAACTGGAGAAGTAAGTATTAATCAAGTTTATCAAGATATTAAAAAAGAAGAGAAAAAAGAAGAATATAAAGCAAATGTTTTAAAAACAAGAATTGAAACTACTATAAACGAAAATATTAAAAACGGAGATAGTTTAGAAATATTAGAAACATTAGAAGATGGATGTATAGATATTGTATTAACAGATCCTCCTTATGGTATTAATTATGTTTCAAACCGTTCAATTTACAATGAATCAATTACAAAGCGTGGATTATTAAATGATAAAAAAGATGAAGCATTTGATTTATTAGACAAAGTTTGTGAAGTATTAAATAGAAAAACAGCTATAAATTCACATTTATATTTTTTTTGTAGTTGGTCAGTATTTAGTTCTTTTGAAAATATAATATCAAAATACTTTACTATTAAAACTCCTATTATATGGGATAAAGGAAATAAAGGAAGTGGTGATTTAGATAATGATTGGGGTAATCAAACAGAAATAATTATTTATTGTGTTAAAGGTAAAAAACTAGTTAATTTAAGAAGAGGCAATTTAATAAATATACCAAGATTGCATACTTCTAAAATGATACATCCAACACAAAAACCTAATGATTTATTAAAACAAATTTTAGAAGTTTCTGCTACGAAAGGGGATTTTATAGTAGATCCATTTATGGGTTCTGGAAGTACAATTAAAGTTTCAAACGAAATGGGTTTTAAAAGTTTAGGTATAGAATTAGATAATGAAATGTTTAATATTGCAAATAATTTTATAAATGCTTGATGTTAGATTTTTAGAAAATAAATTTTCTACTGAAATTAAAACCCATATTAAAAATTCTTTGCCTAATTTATATGATAATTATATGGAATTTAGGCCAGCTACAGAATATGAAGATAGTAATTTATCTTTTGATTTAGTTTTTAATTTAAACTTTACGGTTTCTGTTAGAATAAGAAAATATAAATATATAAAATACCTTGATTTAACAATAAGATCAAGAAGCAAAAATAATGGATTTACTGAAGTTAATAAAATACAAGAAGGATTATCACAAATATATTTTTATGCTTATATGAATGATGAAGAAACAGAATTAATAAAAGTAAGAATTGTAAATGTAAATGCTATTAGGGAATTAATTAAAGAAAAAAAATATATAAAAAAAACAAATATTGATGCAACTGAATTTTTAGGTTTCAAATTTAATGATATAAATTTAAAGAATGGTGCTATATATAAATTTGATAAAAACTAATAAATGAAAATTAAACTCAAACAGTGTAAGCAATGTGGCGAATTTTATAAACCATTCAATACCTTGCAAGTTGTTTGTTCGGCTATCTGCTCAATGGAATTTAACTCAGAAAAGGAAGTGAATAAGCGAGTTAAGCAAATGAAAGTAGATAGCCAAAGTTTAATCCAGTTGCGAAATTTAGCACGTGTAAGTTTTCAAATATATATTCGACAAAGAGATAAAGATTTACCATGTATTAGCTGTAATAAATCCGATGCTAAGTGGGATGCTGGGCATTATTTAAAAGCTGAAATTTACACTAAACTAATATTTAACGAAGATAATTGCCATAAACAATGCAGTTACTGTAACCTACAATTAGCTGGTAATCTTATCGAATATCGCAAAGGATTAGTAAAGAGAATAGGAATAAATAAAGTACAGGAACTTGAAGATATGGCAGACTTGTCAAGAAGTTATAAATTTACCAAAGATGAATTAATTACCTTAGCAAAAAATTATAAACTTAAAATAAAAAAATAATGAAAAATGCATTTGTAAGTAATTTAATTAAATCCTATCTGACTAAGTTCCCGAAGGTCCCATCTTTAACTTTGGCTAAAAAAATCTATGCAGAAAACAATAAACAGTTTACTAGCGTTGATGCTGTTAGAAGTTGCTTAAGATATTATCGTGGTCAAAAAGGTGAAAAAACTAAATCACAACTAGCAACTAGAGAGTTTTTAGATCAAAACATTGAGTTTGTAATGCCTGAATCCTATGCGGAAACTTTTGAGCCATACGAAATTAGTCAGTCAAGAACCTTAATCATATCGGACTTACATATACCTTACCAGGATAACGACTCAATTCAAAAAGCTATTAATTATGGTAAAGAGAAAAAAGTAAATTGTATTTTAATCAATGGGGATGTTTTAGACTTTGCTGGTATTAGTAGACATGAAAAAGACTGGAGACAAAGAAAAGTGCATGAAGAATTTGAAGCTGCACGTATCTTTTTAAGTTCGCTACGTGAACACTTTCCCAAAGCTAAGATAGTTTTTAAGTTAGGTAATCACGATGAACGCTGGGAGAAATGGTTATTTTTAAAAGCACCCGAAATATTTGATGATCCTGAGTTTAAATTAGAAAGTAGATTAAGACTTGGTGAGTTAAAGATTGATATTGTAAAAGATAAAAGGCCTGTTAAAATTGGAAAATTATTTATCCTACATGGACACGAATTATTCGGAGGTAGCGGTGGAGTTAATCCAGCTCGAGGTACGTTTTTAAAAACTTTATCAAATGTAGTAGTAGGCCACTATCACAAAACAAGTTCTAATACTGAAACTACAATGAATGGTGATATTATTTCGGTACATTCAGTCGGTTGCTTATGTGGAAAAACGCCATATTTCATGCCCATAAATCGTTGGAACACTGGCTTTGCCTATTGCGAATTAGATATTAAAACAGGCAATTATACTTTTTACAATTTAAAAATTATTAATGGTAAAATATACTAAAACCTAATTTTAACACAGCTTAATAACCTAATTTAAACACTATGGATATTACAAAATGCAAAGGTGAAGATTGTCCGATAAAAGAAAGTTGCAAAAGATATACAGCCAAGGAATCTTTAATGCAATCATACTTTATTAAATCACCTATTGAAGATGGTAAATGTGAAATGTACTGGCAAAATTTGGATTATAATTCCACAAAAAGATAATATATGAAACAAACCCCGAAACAATATGCCAATTCTTTATTAAGAAAAATGACTGTTGATTTAACTATTGATTTTGAACAAACAAAACTTTGCTCCTTAGTTGCAATCGATGAAATATTAAAAATAGAAAATAATGATTATTATAAAAATGTTAAACTAGAAATTGAAAAATTATGACAGGATTAAGACACGCACTCAAAGAATACTTTATGGTTCATCAAATAGCTGGAAGCAACCCGATATTAGCATTCGATAACTTAAAACAACAATACGTGGTATTTTGGTACTTTAAAAAAAATACTATAATTAATCTTGGTTATGAAATAATTTTATAGTATATTTGCAATAGTTATGGCTTGCAGGAGCTAATTAACAATAATATTTATTGCCTTATTTCCCGAGTAGTGCCTGCACACGAAAGGGAGTTAAGGCATTTTTTATTTATTATGAAAGACCCAGCATTTTTATTTTACCCATCAGATTTTTTAACAGGAACAATGTTTTTAAATAATGAGCAAATAGGTATTTATATAAGATTATTATGTTCTCAGCATCAGCATGGAGGATTAATTGATAAACTTAGTTTTAATTCATTGGTAGCAAATAACGAGTTATTAAGATCAAAATTTATAGAAACTGAACATGGTTTTTATAATGAGCGTTTAGCAACTGAAATGGATAAAAGAAATAAGAAATCAAACAATATGAGTGAAACTGCAAAAGATGTTTGGAGACAAAGAAAATTACAAAAGTTATACAAAAGTAATACAAATGTAAAAGAAAAGAATACAAATGTAAAAGAAAATGATACAAATGTTATACATCCTATAAATATAAATAAAGATATAATTATAAATAAAAATATAAATGATATTGAAACTTATTTTAAAGAATTAAGTAATTCAACAAATTTTGAAAATATCAGTAAATCTTTAAATATTCCAAAAGATAAATTAACTTTAAAAATTGCAGACTTTAAAAAAACTTCTAAAATTGATTATCTTAACTTTAACGAATTTTGTAACCATTTTAAGAACTGGGCCAATAAAAATAATTCATCTAACCTAAAACTAAAAACTTCATTCAAATGATTCCAGCAAACACAAAATTAGAATGTCAATTCCTCGGAGGATTATTAATTAATTCAAGTGAATTTAAGTACATTCAAGAACTATTTCACGAAGAGTTATTTTACGATGAAAAAAACCAATTAATTGCAAAAGCTATTTTAAGCTTAAATAACGCATCCAAAAATATTGACCTTATAAATGTATCAAACGAATTAGAAAGTACGCTTAAAATCAACCCTATTAGCTTTTATGACCTATCCTTGTTAACTAATGATGCTATCCTAAATAGGTTCGATGAGAAAATACTTATTCTTAGCGAGTTTTACATTAAAAGAAAAATGATGTATAAGCTTTCAGAACTCCTAGAAAAAACTCAAGAATCAACAAGTGATGTTTTTGAACTTTTAGCCGATAACGAAAAAAATACAAACGAGATATTTAATAAAATTTCTATTAGCAAAACTTTTACCGCTTTAGATTGTGCAATCGAAATGGACCAACACTTAGATAAAATTGATAAGTTAGTTGATGGGGAGTTAATCGGTTGTGATACTGGTTTTAGTGAACTTAACAAACTTACTTCAGGTTGGCAGAATAGCGATTTAATTATATTAGCAGCTCGACCAGGAATGGGTAAAACTTCCTTAATGCTTAAATTTGTTAATTCGGTATTAAATCAAAATAAATCGGTTTTAGTGTTTAGTTTAGAAATGTCTAAGCTTCAACTATATGCGAGGATGTGTTCACAAATAACATCGATTCCACTTTACAAATTTTTAAAAGAAAAAATGAATCCTTATGAAAAAGAACTTTATAAAAATGAAACCTTTAAGTTATCGAACTCACAATTATTAATAGAAGATAAAAGCGGTATAAGTATAAATTTTATTAAAGTAAAGGCCCGTAAGTTAAAACGTGATAAAGATATAAGCATGATAGTTATTGACTACATTGGACTTATTGACAAAGGTAATAATAACAAAAGTACAAACGATCAAGTTGCGGAAATATCAGGAGCATTAAAAGGATTAGCAAAAGAATTAAATATACCGATTATATTATTAAGTCAGCTAAGTAGGGAAGTTGAGAAGCTAAATGATAAACGACCAATGCTATCACATTTAAGGGATTCGGGAGCTATTGAACAGGATGCGGATATGGTTATGTTTATTTATCGACCTGAATATTATGGAATAATGGATGATGGAGCTGGTAATTCAACTATTGGTAAGGCAGAATTGATTGTTGCTAAACATAGGAATGGAGCATTAAGCGATATAATTGTTAACTTTAACGGCAACTGTACAAACTTTTATTGATATGAATAAGAAAATTAAAGTTAAATATTTAAAATTAGGCAGAGAGAATATTTGGGGCCTGGCTCATTGCGGACTTAATCTTATCGAACTCGATATTAGATTAAAAGGTAAAAAGCACCTAGAAATATTAACTCATGAAAGTTTACACATACTGCTACCCGAACTTGAAGAAGATGATATTGTAAAGCTTAGCGTAATATTAACTAAAACATTATGGTCTGAGGGTTATAGAAAAATAGATAATAACAATGATATGCAATTACAAGATGGAAGTAAGTAAAGATATTAAAATAAAAGCTAAAATTGAAGGCCAAAGAATATTTAACAACAATCAAAAAAGAGAAAGGCCTAATTATCAAAAAAGAGATAACGAATTAGAAATAGATATACTCGGAGCAATGGGCGAATTAGCTGTTTGTGAAATATTAGCAAATAAAAAAAGAAAATATAAAAGAAATAAATCGGAGCTAAATCATCCAGTAAAAGAACCTGATATAATTGTAGAAAGCATAAATGGAAATATAACTATTGATGTTAAAACACATTCAAAACATTCAAAAGATTGGTATATAAATAAAAAAGCATTTTTTGATAATAGCAAAGATAAATCAGATTTTTATTGGTGTATTAAATTTATTACTGATACAAATATTCAATATGAAATATTTACAAAACATGAAGTATTAGAATGGAAAATAAGAAAATCAAAATATACCGATGTTTTATTTATGCAATATGGAAATAATTTAAAAAAATAATGTAGTATATTATCCACAAAAACAAACTTAATGTAGAAACTAACCAACAAATATAAATATGAATTACGAAAAATTTAAACAAATTATTGATTTGCAAATAGCTCACAATAAAAGAGTAGATGAACTTTATGCTTTAAAAATTGATACAATAGAGTTCTTTAATGAACTTGGTCGAGCAAATGAATTGATATGGACTGAAGTATTAACTGAAAATGGCGATTACCATTTATGTTATTATTTATACGAAATGAATGGTATGTATGGAACACCCGATTTAAACGAAGAATATAAAGATATAAAAGAGTTGTATGATTATTTAATAGAAAACAAAGGATTCAAATGAATGTAACCGATTTTAACAAAGTAATTGAAAAAAGAATTGAATTTATTAAAACTATTATGTTATCGAAAGGCAAAGAATATTCAACCGATTCCGATAAGTTCCATAATTTTAAACAGTCAGTTGGTATAAGCTTCCATACATGCCCCGAAAAAATAGCTTGGGAGTTTGCTGTTAAACACTTTCAATCTATTAAAGATACTTTGGATGCTGTTGATAATGGAGCTGTAAACTATACTGATAAATATATTGAAGAAAAAATCGGTGATGCAATTAATTATCTTATTCTTATTGAAGGTATGTTAAAAGAACGTTTATATAACAAAAGTATTGAAAACTGATATAAATATGAAAAATGAAAATTTAATATCTGCTGGACTTTTTGATTTACAAGAATTTCACGGATGGCCACCAACAACAACTTTCAATTATTTTAAAGACAAAGGATGGGAAATGGTTAATTGTTTTAATGATTATAAATGGGCCTGGGTAAACCATTCTCTTAATAAATCTATTATTGTGAAAACTGAAATGGTTGATAATGATTTTTTGGGAAATGAAATGATAGTTGATATTTGGTCGTATGATGGTATTTATTCAGAACCTTGGATATAACTACTTGACTAAAGCAAAAACTAAACAGGATACTCCAAAAATAATACTGATTCCTTTTAACCGCTTTTGTTTTTTAACCTCCAGGTTTAAACCTTTCATTTGAATAGTTAGTGATTTGTTTTCTTCGTCTTTAAACTTGATTATAGTTACTTGGTTTCCGATAATACTTTGTAACTTATCTTCATTCTTTTTATAAAGTTTAACCTGGTTACCTTTTAAGATAACTTGTTGCTGGCATAATGAATCTGATAAGTAATATGCTTCAGCTTTATGATATTGCTTTGCTAAGAACTTTGCTTTATCGGAGCTAAAACAAATTAAAGTATCTTTATTATTTATAATTAAACTTTGAGAATATGCTGTCAAATTCAGCAACAAGGTTATTATTATTAAGTGAATCAATTTCATTTACTTTGGTTTTATATTTTATTATTACTGTTTGTTTTTGGTGGCCTAAATAACTTATCTCCTGTTCGTAATGCTCGATTTCAATATTGTGATACTTAATCTCTGAATACAAACTATCATTTATTTTATTCAAACTATCAATTTCTATTCTATAATTTTGTATTATTCCTAATTCATTGTAAGGAGAATATAAAAACTTCAATATCAATAAATGAACACATAATGTTATCAAGCATAAAATAATCGATTTATTGGACATGATAAAGTTATCAGGTATATTATCTAACATAATAGGAATAAAAACAAACCCATAAAATTATTGATACAATAAATATTATTAACGTTTTATTCTCTTTTATTTTTTTCATTTCTTTGTGCTAAATTTATCAACAGTAGTTAATCCTAAACAACCAAAAGCTAATGCAGTTACACATTGTACTAAGGTGTCCGATGGCTTAATGTGTTCGGGTGTGAATTGATTAGCAAATAAAGTAGCACAAAGCATAATAGTGCATATTATACCGCATACTCTTTTACTAGATACGCAACCGCTTTCATCTTGTAATATTTGTTTTATAAAGTTTTTCATTTTGTAAAGTATAATGTTGATTCCGCTTCTCTTCTTTTAACTAATCCTGGCAAAGTTCTACCTCCAGCTTTAACCCATTTCATAAACTCAGCTTTAATAGTTTCATCATTTGGATTAGTATTTACTTTTTTTAACAACCCCGATATCTTTAAATTTCCCGATCCTAAGTTATAACAAAAACTAACAAGTGCATCAAATTGATTTTGATTAATGTCATCCCTACAAAATGAATCCACCGATTTTTCATAACCTACTATCATACTGGCTAATAACTCAGTTGCAACCGCTTCAGTTATCGGTTTATCATTCATTGTTACTTTGCTACCATTAGGATAGTAAGTTGCTCCAAATCCAATTGTAGGCACTTTGGCGGGGCATAAATAAGGCAATGATCTAAACCCTTCAAATTTCTTTATAAGGTCTAATCCCTTAGTTCCTGTTTTAGTTATTTTCATTTTTCTTACCTCGACTTTTAGTTATCTTACTTTGTAATTTCTCGATTAACATTTCAATTCGTTGCTCCAATAATTCTATTCTCTTTTTAAGTTCGTTAATTTGTTCTTCGTAAATTGTAATTACTTTGTTATTACCTGAAGCTTTTAGTTCATTTCTACTTTTGAAATAATCCCAAACATCCTTTCCTTTAAGTACGCCTATTAAGGCGACTACTATGCCAATAATAGAAACCTGGTCCATTTTAAAATTCTTTTAAAAGTGTATAAGTAAAGTTTAATTTCTTTGATTCCTTTGCTAAAGTTAAAATCTTTTTAAAGTCTGCGGGATTATTCAGAACTTGACATCCAGCACTCCATTTATCTATTATTGTAGATATTGATTTTTCGTTTGCCCTGTGTATATTGATACCAAATAATCCCGTATCTAAAGTTTGATTTTCTTCTGCTTTATCATTTAAGTTTTTATCACGATAAACAGTTACTGGCTTTACTTGACAAAACGCTTCATACTTGCCTTGATGCATTCCTATTTTCCAAGTATCAACGTATTGACTAGGTCTTAGTAATGCTGCACCTTTTGGATTTAATAAGTTTTTTAACCAATGAACTCCAGGATTAGTAGTACAAGTAAACCATTCTATTTTATCATTATTAATTACTCCGAATAAGTCATCGAATACATTAGGCAAATCAGCATTTGAACGTATGCCAACAAAATTAATATCACTAAACCATTTGTATTTGTTTAATAAATATTGTGCTTTTATTTCTTCGATGCTATATTTTTTCATTTCTTATGTTCTAATTGTTCAACTCTGCGTTCTAAACTATCGTGCTTAACATCCTGGACCATAACCATAGTTTTAATTTCGTTAAGGTCTTTGCTCATCTTCATCAAAGCATTAACCCCTAATGCTCCGATAAAAGATAAGATGGCTATCAACCCCGAGACCAGCCATAAAAGAATGTCAAATTGTGTCATATATTAATTAAGTTCCATTTATTATTATTCCACGAATACAATTTATTATCGCTAGGATAAGGTATTGGTGCTTCCCATTTATATTTTACTAAAATCCAATCTTCGTATGGCTTAGGTGATATAAAAACATCATTGATACTATCATAAGTAAATCCTATTCCAGCGTAAGTATTTCTAAAATTAGAATTATAAGATGTTTGTTTTATCAAATCGTAATCATAAATACTTTTAATATTTAAAGAATCTATAAAATCAATACCTAATTGTTCAACCTCAATTCCATTGTTAGTAATAACTTCATTATCAATAACGATTACAGCTATCACAATACTATCTTTTATAAGTGCAAAGTTTGCCATTATTTAAATTTATATTTTATTATTACTATTCCACTTCCACCAGTACCACCCGTTGCATTACCACCCGAACCAGTTCCACCGCCACCGCCACCGCCTGTATTTGCAACTCCACTAATTCCATTCATTGAATTTAGAAATCCTCCGTTACCACCACCACCATTGCCACCAACTCCAAATAAAATTGTATTCCAAGAACCACCAGCACCGCCTCCAGCATAAAAAACAGCACCTCCACTTATTGAATTAGATAAACCAGTACCGCCCGCACCACCAACTCCAGTACCAATAGTTGCAAAACCATTAGTTCCAGCTCCACCACCACCACCTCCAGCATTAACACTTCCACCATTAGCTCCATTTTTACCTTGTCCAACTATTCCTAAAGCTCCAGCTGTAGTTCCAGACCAAGAACCTCCACCACCACTTCCTCCAGTAGCTGCAGCGGTTGTTGAAGGAACTCCTCCACGACCACCACCTGTAGAAACTATTGAATTAAAAGATGAATTATTACCACTTACTGATACTCCTCTATTAACAGCTCCAGCTCCACCACTACCAACAACAACTGCATAACTTTGAACTGCTATTGATAATCCTGATGCTGTTAATAAACCACCTGCTCCAGCTCCACCAGCTCCACCACCAGTTGAAACTTCACCACCACCACCGCCACCACCAGCAACAACTAAATATTCAACTACATTAAAAGGTGCAGCACCTAAAGTTGTAACTACAAAATTATCACTTGATAAAAAAGTATGTATTTTATAATCCCCATCGGTAGTTATAGTTCCACCTGTAGCAACCGTAAATGGAGGAGCTCCATAATAAAAACTATTAAACTTACTGATATTCATTATTGAACTATGTTTAAAACGATTGTAATTTGTTCAGCACTTGTTGGAGTGTAAACACTTTCTAAAGTTACTACACAAAAAATATGAGCAGCACTTAAAGTAGGTACCACACAAATAGGTTTGCTAATATCATTCGTTGAGGTTTTTTCATTAGTTGTTGCCGCCCAGTTAGTATGTTTTATTTTACCTAAAAAGTTCTTTTGATTTGCAGCAGTCGGAACGAAAGCAGCATTGTCAGCAGCAACTGTAAATGATTCTGAATAAAAATTCAAAGTCAAAGAAGGTGTTGAAGCTGGATTAGAACTTATTATCGAACTGTTTACAATTACTGAATTACCCAAGTCAGCATCTATTGTTATCGGTATTACTATACCATCTCCTGATAATACATCGCCTATTGAATAAGCTGTAGTGTTAGCGGGTCTTGTTATTGTTCTTTTACTTACCATTTTATTTATATTTTTAAATTATTAATTATTGAACTGTTGGATTTGTTATCGGAATACTACATGCATCCCACTCAAATATTGCACTAAATTCTACATCAAAATACCACCCCGCTACTTCATCATTAAAAGCATCTACAAAATCAGTTAAAGTTACCTCACTATTTATCTTTATTAGTTCGCTAAAATCATACTGCATAAAATAAATTAAAGTATCTAAACAAATCTGTTTGCAGTCCGATAAGACCTCTAATTGATTTCTTAATCCCTTCTTGCTTTTATCACAAATATAAAATCTAATTACAGTTACATCACTCGTTCCACTAATTCGATTAGGTTGCAAAGTACCAAACAACATAGGGTAATGAATAGATTGCCCTCCATTTAATTCATCCCACGGATCGCCAAAGAACCAGCTCTTAATTTGTTTGTGAGCAGTGGCATAACTTTCTATCGCAATTACCAATTTGTTTAATGTAAGCATCTATCTTTTTCTTATTTTTTTTAATGTACTTTTTTATTTCAATCTTTGTTTTTTTTCTTATTGCCATACTGGATTGTCTCGGTTATCTTGTATATTACTATAATCTTTTTTACCTAAAATTCTAGTGCCTAAATAAATGTCTACATCATAAGCATTTCGTTCAGGGAATATATCCGCACCTGTATTATTATTGTAAGTTGGATAAGTAGAATTATTATAGTTTAAATATTTTATCATTCTATCCCCGTACATCTCGCCATTTGTTTTCCAAATATTCATTAAATATTCCATGTCATTAGTAGGTATCGGTTGCCCGTTATCACTACTATTTGTCATTATGCCTTTATTAGCATATCGGAATTTAAAAGTTGGTGAGCTTTCATACATAATATAATGAACCATCATTTTTAAAATGTAGTTATCTATTAATGTTTTGTAAGCTGCTGGAATAGTAGTTGATGAATTTATATAAGCTAAGATGTGAGTTTCAATCGTATTGTATAAACTCGTTCCCAATAAAGGAAGTATGTATTTATCCTGTACCAATTCAATAACTGGTGTTATCTTATCGTACTCGGTATTGTCATCAATAACCGAATGTCTAATTAAATAATCTTGACCTATCCAAAGTGTTGCCATGTTTATTTCTTTTTACGTTTTATTCTTGTTTCACCTACCCAAATATGGCGGCACCAAGGAGTTGTTTCAGTTCCATCATTATAAAATCCTCCCCTGAAATCCCAAGCACTTTCTCCAAACTCGTTGGTAAAAGCATCTATTTGTTCGTAGGTTAATCTTCGTGCTACATTTTTTCCATCAACAGTTTCTCGACCACTTGTTTCAATCATCATTTGCAAACAGAACTCCCTTGTTGTTGGCAATCTTTTAGGGCCACTTACATCAGGTCTTTTGTCGTATTTATAAACAGTGTAAATTTCGGTATCGTAATCTTCAGTATCTTTATCTAAACCTTTTTCAGTTGGTGTAAATATCCCATCTAAAAAGCTACCTAGTTTTTTTTTCTCTAACCAAGTTATTTCAGTATTTATTTTTTCAATATCTACATTTAATGCCTTAGCAAGTTCTTCAGGTTTAGCAAATGGATTACCTTTAAATTGATTCAGTATTGCATTTCGTAAATCAGTAACTGATAATTGTAATCTATTCGCTGTGTATAATTTTTGTTTCGATAACTCAAATCTTAGAACTTGTTTTGAATCTTTAAAGTTTACATATTCAAGGTCTATAATTTCGTCATCATCATCTACATCTACAGCATTTGCTTTTACCCATTCAATAAATCTTTTTTCTTTATCAGATGATTGTTGAACTTTTACAACCTCATTATTCATTTCATCCTGAGCTATTCCTAAGAACGTTAAAGCATCCGCATCACTTAATCCAAACCCTGTTTTAATCATTATTAATGCCTGGTCCGCTGTATAATCACCTTTCTTTAACTTGTTGGCTATATTAAATAAATTTTGTCTTTGTCGGCCTGTTAAGTTTTTAAGGTGTTCGTTTACTTGTATTTCTTCTTGTACTACAGTTGCACTCGGAGTGCCAATTTCTGCAGCTTCAATCTTTAATCCGTATTTTTCAATTATATAATTAGTTACGATATTAGGATCACGTGCATTTAAAGCATTGATAACATTTTGATTTTCTAATGGAAGTTCTTTGCCTATTGGCTGAACTTGTTCTACTTCAAATGTAATATCTAAACCAGTCTTTAGTTTAAACATTTTATCAATAAACTTATTAAAAGCAACTTGTTCAATCTTAGCATATTCGTTAATAAATAATTCATGTGCTAAATCTAATTCGTTACGATCGCCTAAAGTACCCTCAGTTTTTATTTTAAACAACACTCCTGGCACGTTATGTCCTGTTATTATCTTTTGTTGGTTACGTTTATTTAAAGCTTCGTATTGGTCCGCTAATCCTGTTGGAGTTACATTTACAACTTCTGCTCCTTTACCATCGGGATTAGTGAATGATAAAACTACTTTGCCAGCATTTTGTGTACCTTGATGTTTTTCTTGGAAACGTTCTTTGATATCCTCTTTAACTTCAGGTGTTAATTTACCCGAGAAAAAAGTTATAATATGACCAGCACTAAAACCATTCTTTACTAAAGAGTGAAAAAAGTTGCTAATCTCAATATCGGTATTAATGTCCAATAGAACGCTCGAATAATCGGGTGAAGGGTAAAGTCCATCTAATTCATTTAAAGACGGTGTAAAGTCCTTAGAATAGTAAATTGAGGCACCTATAAAACCTTCCTTGTAAAATGGAAAGTAAGTCTTTTTTAAATGGTAACTTTTAGCAGTCCAATCTTCTGAATACCAAACCCCGCAATTATCTGCACTTAGTCTAATCTTACCCATATCTAAATGGTAAAACTCAATCGGTTGCCCTATTAAATTTGTAGTTACTTGACATGCGAAACCTCCATAAATTGCCTTATCGGAATCACATTTTTTTCTTAATTCATACCATGAATCAAATCTATTTGCCTTGGCTAAAAATTGTTGAACTTGTGGTAAATCTTGACTAGGTACTATTTTCAATCCGCTAAGATAACGTGCTTTACCTTTTACAATAGCAGCATGCTCAGGATGATTGTTATAAGAATTTAATAATTCTTTTGGAAAGTTATTATCTTTACCCCACTTAACAAACTCACCAGCAGTATCAATTTTATAAGTAGGAAGTTGATTAACAACCATCTTAATAGTAATTATGTCATTATATACTTCTAATTTTCTAGCCATTATAAACTTTATTAGTTGTTGTGCCACCTTGATATTCAGCAAAGGTAACTGTAGTTAAATCATAACAAGTTGCATAACCCACCTCAACAACATTTAATCCCGCTGGGTTTGTGTTCGAGCTACTTGCTTGTTCGTAAATTGTATATTCATAATCACCTACAGTCAACTTGATTTGAGGGATTGTTGGTATTGTTGTTTCTACTATTGTAAATTGATTAAACCTATCTTTTTGCGTACTATTATCAATAGGAATAATAAATTGTTTTGTATTTGTTGAAACGTTTTTAAACTCAAATAAAAAATAAGGATTGTTTAACAAACATTTTTCAGTAAGTGTTAAAACAACTGTATTCGAAGTATTTTTGTTTATCGTTATCACTACTTTAATAATGTTTAAATATACAAAATTGTTATTTAAAAAAAAAGCTCAAGCTTACGGGCCTGAGCTGAAATTTAAAAAGTTACTTATTAAGCTATTAAGTTAGCAATTAAAGTACTTGTTACTTTGTAAATTGGAGCTATCTCCTTACCTTTAAAAGAAAGTTTTTGCCCGTTAAAATCAGTAAGTGCAGTTCCACTTTCTAAACTCCAAGTCATTAAATCCATTCCTTGATCCTTACCAAATAACCAATAATCACCGTTAATATCTTCAACCATCATAGTTAAAACATTTTGAGCAACTAAGTGAATTTCTTGAATAACTGCAGTAGTTAATTTCTTAATAGTGAAATCGATTTGTGGCTCATAAGAAATAGTTCCTGAACCTGGAGTATAAGTTCCCGGACTAGTCATGTTCGACATCTCCTTATCGAGAGAATATACCCGGTACTTCTTGCCTGTAGCTAAAGTATAAGCTGTAACTAATCCAGCAGTTGCTGTAAAAGTATAACCAGTTCCTGAGTTGTTTTCAAATTCAGTTAGATAAACTTTCTTTATTCCTCCAGCTCCACCTTTACATCCGAGAAAGGTATAACCTGATGTTAATACACACGCCATTTTTTTATAATTTTAATTTGTTTATAATAAGGAGGGTTGCCCCTCCATTAAATTTATCCTACGTAAAGAACATTCATTGCTTGATTAACAACGTGTGCGAAAATAGTCATGATGTTTTTTACGAACATATCTTCACGATTGAAAGCAATTTTGTTAACTTCAAATTTATTAATATCACTTGTTAGATCAGTACACCAAAAAATATAATCTGGTCTTGCTGCGATTAAAACGTTACTTGCTAATGGTACAAATTGTAATTGAACTCCATTGTAAAAATAAGCTTCAGTCGGTTGACCTAAATTAGTTACCGCAAATAAATCACGATAAGTAGCAGTGATGTTATAAACATTTATAAATTGCTTTACATTGTAAGGACAATAAATATAAGGTTTAACAGCTCCAAATAAAACACGAGCGGGGATTGCGTTGTACAGTTTCGCCATTTCGGTAGCGATATTAGAAGAGTCTAAAGTAGTTCCAGCCACCTTAACACGAGTTCCTAAAGCACCACCATTATAAAT